CAGAAATTATGAACAGAACTCCTGGTGTCTATGCTACCAAACAAGGTGGTGGATATGGGGATTCACGAATCAACCTTCGTGGTTTTGACCAAAGAAACACTTCATTCCTTATCAACGGACAACCCGTTAATGATATGGAGAATGGATGGGTTTATTGGTCTAACTGGCAAGGTCTTACTGATGTTTCATCAGGTATTCAAATCCAAAGAGGTTTAGGAGCCTCAAGACTTGCAGTTCCTTCAGTTGGGGGAACTATTTCTATTTTTACCAAAACTGCTGATGTTGCAGAAGGTGGTTCACTTACTCAAGTATTGGGTAACGATGGATACTCTAAAACTTCAGTTGTTTATAACACAGGTAAAAATGAAAATGGATGGGCATCATCTATTCTACTTTCTAAGTGGCAAGGAGATGGTTACATCTATGGAACTCAAGGTGAAGGTACTACTTATTTCTTCGCTCTTGGTTATGCACCAGAAGGTTCGGCTCACTCGTTGAATTTATCAATCTTAGGTGCAGGACAATGGCACCACCAAAGAACATCATGGGTATCTATTCGTGATTACCAAAACTTTGGAACAGACCACAAAGATGGTATTGATAGAAGATGGTCTTCAGATGCTGGTTTCCTTAATGGTGAGGAATACAACATGAGAAGAAACTTCTACAACAAACCACTTGCAACCCTTAACTGGGATTACCAAATCAACGATAACCTACAACTTAACACTTCATTCTACGCATCTGCTGGACGAGGTGGGGGAACAGGTCCTCGTGGTTCAAACTTCCGTAAGAAAGAAATCGATAACTTCCCTTTCAACATCGATTTAACAGAGCACTACAACAACAGAGGTCGTGGTACTCGTGATGCAAACGGATTTATTAACTTTGATGCAGTAGTTGCATCTAATCAAGCGGTTGGCCCTTACACTGGCCCTATTTCAGGTTTCCAAGGTCAATCTATTGGTTCTAATGGTTTCCGTAACGATGGAGTATCTCGTGAAGTTCTTGTTCGTAGAGCATCTATGAACTCACATGACTGGGTTGGAGCAATTTCTAACTTAGAAGGTCAGTTCGGTAAGTTTAGAACTTCTATTGGTGTTGATTTAAGACACTATAAAGGTTATCACTATCGTGTAATGAATGATTTACTTGGTCTTGATGGTTACTACTCAACAGGTAACAAAAACTCTGCTGGTCAAATCATCGAAAACACAGTTGAAGCTTCACCATTTAAAGATACAGGTATTCGTGGTCCAAAGATTGACTACTACAACAATGGTATCGTAGGATGGCAAGGTGTGAATGGTTTAGTAGAATATCAAGGAGATAAACTAACTGCAGTTCTTCAACTAGGTAAATCTAACCAATCATTCCAAAGAGAAGATTTCTTTGACCAACCAGGAAACTACATTTCAGAAGTTCACAACCAAGGTGGTGGATATATCAAGGGAGGTGCAAACCTCAACCTTAACGAGAAATCAAATGTATTCTTTAATGCAGGACAAATCTCTCGCCAACCACAGTTTGGTGCTGTATTCCCTTCGTATGCTAACAATGTAAATCCTGATTTACAAAACGAAGAAATCCAATCAGTAGAACTTGGGTACGGATATTCAGCTGGTAAACTTTCATTCAATGTGAATGCTTACTCAACTAATTGGGGTAACCGTTTCATCACTCGTTCACTTTTCAATGCACAAGGTGACCAAGGAACTGCTCAGTTCCGCGATATTGATGTATCACACAAAGGTATTGAGTTTGAAACTACTTATCGTCCAACTTCAAACCTTCGTTTACAAGGTATGTTATCAATCGGTGATTGGAGATATACTAAAGACTTTACTTCAGAACTATTTGATGCTAACCAACAATCAATCGGTACAGGTACTCTTTACCTAAAAGATGCTAAAGTTGGTGATGCTGCTCAGTTCACTTCTTTTGTATCTGCTGATTATCGTTTAGGAAAACTAAACCTTGATTTAGGATATCGTTTCGTAGATGGTTTATATGCTGATTATTCAATCGTAGATACAGTGTTTACAACTCCTGATAATGTAGGTGCACTTCAGTTACCATCGTATGGTCTTGCTGATTTAGGTGCTACTCTTTACTTAGGTAAACTATCTGCTCGTGTAAACATCAACAACTTGTTTGATACAGTTTACATCGCTGAATCAGAAACTAACATTCATGCTGATGCAGGTTCTCAAACTTGGAATGGTGTAGATGTTCGTAACTCAGTATGGTTCGGATTCGGAAGAACTTGGAACGCTTCCCTAAAATATCGTTTCTAAAAATAAATAAAGAATTAGGGGAGACATTTGGTTTCCCCTTTTTTCTTTATACTAACCCTTACAAAATCCATGAGTAAAATAGTAAATTTATTTGGTGGGCCTGGAATTGGTAAATCATCAATCGCATCAGGTATAACTTACAAATTAAAGAAAAAACACATTACTTGTGATAATCCCTATGAGTTTCCAAAATCACTCGCTTGGGATAATAACAATGAGGCAATCAAAGACCAATTGTTTGTTCTCGCAAATCAACATCGAGGAATCGTTAAGAGTTTTGGTAAAGTTGATTTTATAGTATTAGATTCTCCTATTTTACTTTCTCTAGTATATCGTTCAGTTTATAAAGGAAACGAGTACCCCGCAACCTTATATGATACAGAATACTTTGACAAGTTAGTTTTGGATATTCATAATCAGTATGATTCTATTAATATCGTATTGGAACGAGGTGAAGGTCATCATAACGACAAAGAACGATATCAAAGTTTAGAAGAATCACAAGAATTAGATAAAAAAATTGAAGAAACCCTAATAAATAACAATATCCCTTACCATAAAGTCAAAGTTGGTAAAAATACAGTAAAAGAAATTATGAAATTACTTGGAAAATCCAAATAAATTTTGTATATTAGCTTTGTAAAAATGAGATAAATATGAAATTTGACCCTAACAACCCACTTACTGATGAACAACTCGATAAACTTGGTGAAGAAGATTTCGATGGATTCTTGGAATACCTTGATGGTGTTGCAGAACACAAGAAAAGAAAAGGTAATAAAAAAGTAAAAGAAGTAAAAGAAAAGAAACGCCAGGTTTTACGAGATACTGGTATATATAAAATCAAAACAAATCGAGACCAATGGTTCGATTAAAAAAATAAGTTATGGCACAAATTATTGGAGCAGGTGGACAACCACTACAAACAGAAGAACAACCACTAGATATCACAAAAACAGAACCAGTAGGTTGTAAAAAATGTGGTGGTGAAGTATTTATTCAAGGATTCTCATTTCGTAAAGTTCCTAAACTTCTTACAGGTAAACCTAAAGATGAAATGTTACCAGTTGAATTATTCCTTTGCGGAGATTGTGGTGAAGTTCTAAACGAATTATTACCAGCAGGACTAAAAATGGAAGAATAATGGCAAGTAAAACACTATTTGACCACATAAAAGCAATAACACAAGAACAAGACCCCACTTATTGGGATAATCTTGAAGAATCTGATAAGAAAACTTGGTCAAATTATATGATTCATCGTTTTCTTTCAATGAATTCTGATTGGATAGAAATCCTTTCAGAAATACAACCATATACCCAAACTTTAGAACCTAAACAACTTTATTTGGCACTCATTGGTCTTTTACCAAAAGGTAGACATTATTTAAAATACACCAAAG